AGCCGCTGACGGATGAGCAGATGAAAGGCATGAGTTATGGTGACAAGGTGGTGGCGGCGTGGGCTGACCGAACTTTAAGGGGGAAGAACACATGACACAAGCACAAAAAGTATTTGAGGCAATGATGCGAGCCAAAGGCTATACAGACTTCAGCGCCACAAAGGGTAGGTACACCAGCAGTGGAATTCAAACACGTTGGAATTATTTTTTAATGGGTTGGGAAATGCGAGGTGTCCAATGAGCTTCAGACAAACAACCATCAAGTACATCAAGGACATTCTTAGGCCAAAGACTATCTACGAAGTGGTTTACGCGGAACTACAAGAGGCGTACCTACGCAAGTTGGAAGCTGAGACTGCGGCAGAGTACGCAGACGCGGCGATCAAGTACAACAGCCGTCGAATTGAGCGGCTGAAGCAACGCTTGTTTGAACACGCGGAGGATGAAGAATGATTGATCGTATACGCGCGTTTTTTAAACCCAAGACCATCGCCGAGCGCGGTACAACGTGGTATTGCGATGATTGCAAGTTGGTGTTCATAACCAAAACGGCTGGCGACAAGCACAGTTGTGAGTTGAGATTTCAAGATTCAATAGTAAAAATGAGGATGGATGATGAGCGTAAAGAACGCATTTGACTGGCGTGGCCCAAGCGTCTTTTCGCTTGACGCAAAGATGAGGCAGATAGCCAGCGGGGTTCGTGGTGGTCAGATTGCAAGCCAACGAACACTACACGAAAAGAAACAGATAGTTATCTACAGTAAAGGAAGACAAAATGCTAAAACCAAAGAAGCGTGAATTGACCAAGAACGGGCACAGCGTAAGCGCTAGACTGACAGAAAGCGAATACAGGGAATGGGTGGCTCTTGGCAAGGGTAAATGGCTAAGAGCCTTTTTGAAAGACAGCCGATTTGAAAGGAAAGCAAATGCCAGCGTTTGAAACATGGAGCCAAGAAAACTTGGCCAAGTTTGCTGCCGAAGCCTACGCCAAGATGCAAGAGCAAAACGATCAGATCCAGCAGTTGCAGAATGATTTGAAAGACGCCATCAAGGCGTATCGGGAGCTATTGAAATGATTGCAACCATACTTGCCTTAACCATTGGCGCGATCATTGGCGTGGGGACGCTGGTCCTTTTTGCTATTTTGCTGGCACACGTTCAAAATGTGGACAATCCACCAGATTGGAGAAGTTCCCACCCCAACGATTCTTCGGGTACAGACTCTCCCAGTACGCCCCAAGAGGCGCAAGAACCGCCTTATCCCAGATGATCTTGCCGTCTTTGAAGAAGTTCAAATCAATGGCGCAGCGTTTGAGGTGAATGCTGTTCATGGTCTTGGAGCGGCCTGTCTTGAAGTAGATCGCCTGTTGTTCAGGCGTTCTAGCCAACTCACCGCCAGTGACCACAAAGCCTTGGTCGGTTGCGTATTGGATCAGCTTGCACATGTCCAACAGGAATGCGGCTTGTTCGGTAGATAGGCTCATTTATTACCCTTTCGCAGATTGTCTATTGCTGGAATTACTCTCAGGTTTTTATACGCATGGAGCCCACCACGACTTAAAGGAACTATGTGGTCAACATGGAAGCGTTCACCCAAAGACATAGCTTGGTAAAAATCTCTCAAAACATATAGCTGTTCTATTTCGACAGAAGTTTCACCCGTAAGCAAAGTTCTACGTTTTGCACAGTCTGCAAGAATTCTTGCCTTGTTTTCTGTTCTATCTTTCTTTTTCCATTGATAAACTTTTTCGGGGTTGTTTGCTCTGTACAGGTTGTTTCTTTCTAGCTTTGCTTTGTAATTTTTCTTGGTGCTTTTATCCACAGCCAACCTATGCGCTTCAGGATTTTTTGCTCTTCTTTCACGCATTATTTCAGCAAAGCAAGATTTGCAACGTGATTGCACTCCTGATGCTTCCCGCCTATCAGGACTAAAATCTGTAAAAGCCTTTTCTACTTTACAAAAAGAACAAATTTTCATTTGTCTTTACCTCGCATTTCGGCTAGTTTTTCAATTGTCCTTCCACAAAAATAAGCCCCCATAATTAATTGTCCCCAATTACCTAACAAAGTAACGTAGCTTTCATTAGCGTTATAGCCAAATGCCGACATCATGGCAAAGAGAAAATAACCCGCAAAGATCGCTATGAGCGACATGGGGCGTATGTTCTTGGATAACCAGGAGTCGCTAGACATATCCGCTTGCCAACGGTCGGTGATGTTGTCAGCGTCGTTTTGCGCGGCCTTGGCCAGCAATTCAAGTTCGGCCAATTCCATTTTGGCCTTCTCGATACCCAACTCAAGCAGGCGCTCTTCATGTTCAAACTGCAACTGGCGTAGCTTGCTGACGTCTTCAGGCGTGGGGTTGTCGGGGATCTTCACGCCAAGCGTGTTCTCGACCACTTCCTTGCCTTTGGCTTGGATGGCGCTGGAAAGCAGTCCTAGCCCGTTTTGGGCAAGACTACCGAGGAGGGATGCGACTATTGGAATCATCTTTTTCCTTTGTTTGGTTTATGAGCCGTTGCACCTGTTCTTGTTGACGTTTGGTTTCTTGTTTGGCTTCTAAGATGTCGAGATACATTGCGCCCATGATGGGTAGAAGAATACCAAACACAATGACCATACTGAGAAAAGCAATTATGAATCCCACTTCACTATCCTCATTTGGCGCACTGCTAGGAATATCAGGTGGAGGTATGTAAAAACTATCAGCACCGCTCCGATTATTAGCGCCCTGTCTTGGAGTTGGTTTAGCATTTTTCGCCGTTGCCATGCCGTTACCCTATCCTTTGCCTCTTGCGCTAACCTTTCCTTTTCCTGTTCAGCTTGCAATCGTTCAAATTCATCTTGAAATCTTGACCAAACCGCGCCAAGGGCTGGGTCAACGCCGTAGATCAACAACTCCCTTAATTCTGTAGCTTCGCGTTCTAGCTCCATCTCTTGGAAAATGTTGTCAAGGGCTTGCGCTTTTAGTGACTTACCCTTGGGCGGGTTTTTCTTTTGTTCGGCGGCTGCGGCTTTGACTTGTTCGTGGGCGTCAAAAAATTTACCGATGTAACCAGAAATCTCCATTGTGATGGCAGAGACATCTTTGGCAACAGCCTTTGCATCCTTGTATAGCGCAACACCCTGCTTGATGGCAGCGATAGCGGCAAGGGCGGCTGTGAACGGGTCAATTTACAGCCCCAAGATCTTTTTGACCAGTTCGCCAGCAAAGCCTGGGCCGAGCAGGACGCCACCAATCACAATGTAGAGCAGATACTCAATGCGCGTCATGCGTTTGTCGCCATCGACAAATGACTTCTCTATCGCCGCATAGCGTTCAGCGCAGACGGCCTCATGCACAGCAAATTCTTTTTCAACCTCGTTCATGGTGCGGGTTCAGTAGGTGTTGCTTCAGCCTCTGCTTGCTGTGCAGCCACGGCAGCATCATGTGCTGCTTGCTCTTCAGGGGTGTACTCAACTTGAGTGGTCGCGCCTGTTTCTACGTTAACTACGATTCTGTGTGTCATGATTTAGCCTTCATACATGATATTTACGCTACCGGCATCAAAAGTATCCGTTCCATTTACGGTGGTGATGCGTACGCGGTCAAGTGTTGCCGCAAGGGTCACATCTCCAGCGCCCCATGCAGCGGCATTGGTAGCTAATTTCAAAGTGTGCGAGCAAACCCAAACATTACCTGACACGTTTGTGATAGTCCAATGACCACTTACAATGTTTGACGCAGCATCATTTGCGTTTACAAAACCGGCTGTAGAGCTAGTTCCACCTGTTGCGCTGCTTTGGTTTGTTCGGTTGCCAGTAGAAACATAACCAGTGCTAACAACACCGCTAGAAGTGCCTAACTGAATCAATTGCGCTGAAGTTCCACTTCCAGAAACACCAGCAAACATCACAGTGATTTTCTTCACCCATGATGGGATGCCTGTGAAATCAATGCTTGTACCTGATGTACTTGCAACAGCAGTGCCAGAGGTAACCCCCAGTACCGCACCTGAGTTGATCGTGACGCTTGCTGATCCATCAATTGTGACTGCCATGATTTATCCCTCGTAAATAATGTTGACAGAACCAGCGTCAAAAAACTGCGTTCCGTCAATGTAAAAACGAATTGCTGTTAATGCTGCTCCAAGTGCAATAGAACCGCCAGTGATAAGAGTACCAGTTGTATTTGACAATCCAGATACCCCAGAACAAGCCCAAGTATTTCCTGTAATATTTGTTAAAACAATATTTCCGTTGATTACATAAGCCGCAGTATGACTAGCAGATATTCCAAAACCTGTAGTCAAATTTCCTGTTGTTACTGTCGAAAGACCAACAATAGAAACAGAAGATAAATACCCGCTTGTTGTATACGTTGTTGACCCCGTTCCAAGTTGAATAATAGGTGTTCCTGTGCTGTTTGTAGATACACCAGACATATTTAACGTAATTCTTTTTACCCAAGATGGGATGGCAGTGAATTCTGGTGCAGTTTGATTAGTTAAAGTAATTGATGTGCCTTGAGTAATCCTTTGCATCTGCGCTCTAGACGCGGCGCTGTCAGTCCCGAAGAACTGTCCGTTGTATTCAATCTGCCCCGCAGCCGCTGGGCTTGTCAGCGTGTTAGAAGTTAAAGCAAGTATTGACATGATTATCCTTCGTAGAGAATGTTGACTGTGCCGGCATCGAAAGTGTCTGTGCCGTTTACTGTTGTGATACGTACTCGGTCTAGTGTTGCCGCAAGTGAAACTGTGCCTGAGAAATTAGATATTTGCGTTCCAGAATCTGACATTGACCCGCTGGCAACCCAAACATTACCAGATATGTTATTTAATATAATGTTTCCTTTTTGCAATATTGCCGCCGTTGCAAATGATGCAATGTCAAATCCTGTTGTTGTAGTAATTGCAAATACAGAAGTGTTGTTTATAGTTCCTCTGTTTGAAGCGTAGTTTGTTGAATCTATACCTCCAGAAGTTCCAGCCCTTAATACAAGATTGCTTGTGCCGCTTGTTGAAACGCCAGACAACATCACAGTGATGCGCTTCACCCATGAAGGGATAGAAGTAAAGTCAATGCTTGTGCCGCTGGTAGAAGCCACCGCTGTTGCCAATGTATTCATCGAATTTGTGCCAGTACCCGCTTGAAGCGTCAGCGTATTTGTACCAGCAACAGCAGGCGCTGATACTGTGATCGCCCCACTGGTGTCTCCTGAGATAACAACTGATGACATATATTTCCTTTACAGAACAACCCAGCGAGCACCGCTAGGAATGGTGACAGTGATGCCGCTATTGACGGTGATCGGGCCAGTAGACATTGCGTTAAAGCCAGTGCTGAGAGTATAGTCTGTGGTCACAGTTTGACCGTTTTCCACAAACACTTGGTCAGCACCACCGCCAGTAGCACCCCCACCCAAGGCACCCCAGGCTGTTGCGCCGTAACCTTCAAACTTGTTGTCTGTAGAGTTGTAGCGCACCATGCCGGTAACGGCAGTGGGGCGTTGGACGGTGGTGCCCACGCTTAGTTTGGCTGCGCCTGTATTGTTTAATGTAAGTTGGCCAGCAACCGTTAGTGTGTTGCCCAACACAACCGCGCCAGTCACACCCAAGGTTGTGGCAAAGGCCACCGCACCGCTAGCCGTCAGCGTGGTGAACGCGCCAGTGTTGGGTGTGGTGTCGCCAATGGGTGGGGGCGACGCAAACGCGGAGAAGTCCAAGGGGATGGAGATGTTGTCTACGGTGTAGAGCAGCACGTCGTTAGCGTCCCTGACCACAAACTTGTAGCTGGTGGTGTTGATCAGCCAGATGTTGGCTTGGCCAAGCGAATCTAAGATGATCGGGTTGGTGTTGGCCGTACCGGCACCGAAGTCGGTATAGGTAGCAATAGGCGTTGAAGTACCGCCAGCGTAAGTGTAGATTTTGCCGCCGACAAGAGGCAAGCCATCCGATCCGAAGATCTGCTGTTTGGGAGAGGGGGTTAAGCCAGCCATTGGATTACCTCAAGTTGTTTGTATTTTGTCATGGATGTTAAGGAGCCAGATTATTTCTTGATCTAGATGGAGCTGTTAATTGATTTGGCTGCTTGAGTGCCTCTTCAAGGCGCTTAGTGGTTTGTCTTCCACGCTCAAACTGTGCTGCTTGTTTTGCAAGGGGGAATCTAATTGCTTCAAGACCTTCAAGCCCTCTAACAACAGCACCAGCGGTGTTTGGATAATTAACGGCGCCAGGCTGCTTAATCAAAATGTCCTTTAAGGCATCCCTTAAATCAACTATTTGATCACGGCCTTGTTTACCAAACATGTAGACTAGTTTGTCGTCATAGTCTAATTGTTTGACCATAGTGTTGAAATTCTTGTATGACATTTGATCACCCTTGGTGAGCAAATCTTTCAAGTGTTGAATGGTTTGGCCTTGCAATTCAGCGTATGCTTGCCTGCCTTCTGGACCAGCTTTTTTCAGCAAACTAGTAACGGTTCGCATTTCTTCCAAGCTACCATCCAAAACAACGTGCTTAAAGATGTCTTCATAAGCCACTTGACGGTCTACATAGCCAACCTTGGTGCCCAACAATTTATCGACTCTACCAACATTTTCAAATTCTTTGGCCAACTGCCTGCGCTGTGATCTAGCTGCACGGTACAGATCACCGCCAGCGTTGTCGGTAGCTTCGTCAATCAATTTCTTCAATTCTTTGGCATTGGGCGAACCTTTAATTTTGCCAACCTCTTGGTATACGTCTTCCAATGCACGAATTGAAATTGTGCCTTTGCCAGTTGGATCATTCATTTTTAATGATTCAACAACAGATTCCAAAATTGGATCTAGTTTTTGTCTCATTGTTGGTGTTTTTTGATTTACAAAATCAACAATTTTTTGGTATGGAACTTCTTGCAAAGTTTCGCCGGCAGTATCTGCCTTTGCATATGCTTGCTTGTATGCGTTAAATTTCTTTTCATACGCATCAACCACTGCTTTATCAACAATTGTGCCAATTTGGCGCATTTGGCTTGGGTCTGCAACCTCGGCACCAGTTTGACTAGTCATGCTTTCAAATTTTTGAGAAATAGCTTGTTTTTGTTGCTCTCTAAACTTAGTCATTTGTTTAATAAGTTCTTCTTTCTTGGCCTCACTAACACCAGAAATGGCGCCGCGCTCAATGTCAGCTTCAAATTGTTGTTGCGGCAAAGACTTGGTGCGCTCACCAACTGTCGCAGGCAAGTTCATTCTTTGGAAGCGCTCTTCCCGCATCAAGTCTTCCGCGGTGCTTGCAGCGCCCATGCCTTGCATGGTTGGCTGCTGTTGGCGGGTTAAAGTGCTTGCCAACACGTTTTTAGCAGGCGCAACGGCCTGCCTGACTATAGGGCTTAACTGATTGACTGCAGCAGGCATAAGGGTGCTTAAAGCCGTTCCTGCGCTGGTCAATGGTGTGGGTGGAACAGCTCCCAAAAAATTGCCAATAGCCCCAACTACTTCTGGGCCTGTTTCTGTGCGTGGTTGGTAAAACTGTTGGCTAGTTGCTTGGGCGGCTTTTTGTCCCATTTCCTTACCTTGTGGTGTTCCATAGCCGCCGTAAGCCTCACCAAACATACCAGCAATTGGAGTTGCAACTGCTTTGGCTACATTACCAGCAATGATTGCTGGAGTTTCCACAAGACCCATAATCCGGTCGCGCAAGGATACTTCAGGCTTAGGCAAACTTATGACGTTTTCTGCACCAGGTATATCGGCACCCACTAAGCCTAATTTTTTAAAGAAGTCATTGCGAGGAATCTTGTCGGCATAGAATTTTTGGTGCAATGCATCAGCCAACACAACATCTGGAACGGTGTTGTATTCAGGATTTTGTTGGCGAAATTCAATAAGTGTTGCCATTTAAAACCCTTATTTATTAAACAAACCCAAGGGATCGGATGCGCTTGTACCGCCTGATGTACTAGGCGTTAAGCCTTGAATTGATTTTGCCCCTGGTCCAGCTTGAATTTCCATGGCTTTAATTGCCAATTCACGCGCTCTTTGTTTTTGTTTAATTACAGTAGCGTCATCACCTGGCTTGGGAAAATACAATTTTTCTGCTGTTACAAATTCGCCTGGTGAAATTGCTGCGCCAGATTCTTTTCGCAAAACTGCTGTAATAAAATTGATACGCCCATTTACTACTTGTTGTTGCTCTGGACTCATGCCACCCAAAATACTTGGCAACACATTAAAAATATCGTCTGTTGCAGCGGTAAATTTGTCACCAACAAAAGGCACAAGCCCAACCACCCCGCCGACTGTTCCTCGAATAACTCCAGTGCCTGTTTCGCCTTTGCTTTCAAGGTCTTTAAGCGCAGCATGAGATTCTTTCATTCTCAAACCAAACGCTGTAGCGTTGCCTTGGCTTTCAGTCAATGCTGTGCCTTTGCCTTTTAATGGCTCGCCTCTAGGCTGCATAATTGGCGCTGCAGCTGGTGGCACAGCTCCACCGCGCTTGGCTGCACCGCCAGGCGCTGGTGCGCCACCGCCGCTAAACGGCGCAGGCGCTGGTGGTGCAGTTGCATTAAGGCTAACGGGGTAAGCTTGCAGAGTTCGGTTGTTGACGCCAACAATAGAACCGTCTTCAGCTTGTTGAATGGTAAAGCCAGGGTTGGCTTTTTCCCATGCAAATTTACTACGGTCAAAATTCAACCGGTCTTGAGCAAGCCGTTGTTGAGCCCCAATATCTGCAATTGCTTGATCGTATAGCTTGCGATTAGGATGGCCTGCTGGCAATGCGTCACGCTCTGCCGTCAATCTTTTAATTTCGGTTGGCGTAATGTCTTGTGGAGCTTCAAAGATTTTTTGACCGGTGCTAGTTACCAAGTTTCTACCAACAACATGAGTTTTTCTAGATTCATCCAATTGTTTAGTAAGTCTTGCTGCTTCCGCTTGCGCTTGTGGCACATTTGGGTAGTTGGTTTGTAAATCAATAATACGATTTTCTAATGCAGTTGTATCTACGCCAAGTTGATTGACGGGCGCAGCAGGTGCAACAGGTGCTGGCGCCAATTGATTAGTTGCGGTAACTGATGGAGTTTTTTGACGAAAGTCAAATGTGCCTGATCCCAAAGCACCAGGCGCATTTTGATCCATACCAAAAGAGCCCGAACCAAAAGCGCCAGGTGCAGGCCCAACAGGTGAAATCTTTGGTGGTTGTCTGCTGGCCATATAGGCGGTGCGTTCTTTGGCTGCTTGGCGCATGGTCTGAGCAGCCAAGATCAATTGCGGGTCTTCTTGCGTTAATGCAAAATTATAAAAACTGTCTGCCTGTTCTTCAGGCGAACCTGTTTTGCCGTTTTTAGCACTTAACTCCAAAAACTTTTGTAATCCCGTTTGGCGACGTTCAAAAGCAGACATTTCCATTCCGGCTTTTTTTTCTTGCAAAGCCGCAGTTTTCATCTGCTGTTGGTTAGCCGCAAACTGTTGTTGCGCCAACTGGTTGCGTTGCGTTTCTTGTTCGCCAGCCATAATTTGGCCACCAATATTGACGGGCTGAAGTATTCCAAAATTAAGTGCCATGATTTGACCTTAAAAATTAATTTGGTTAAACGGGTCAAAATTATCTGGACCACCAAGACTGTTGCCATACTTTTGGCCATATAGTTTGGCAATGTCACCATAGGCCGATGATCTAGCTTGTTGCCCTGCCAACAACGCATTTCCTTGGTTAACACCCTGTTGCATATACGCGTTGCCTACGTTACTTGCCATGGTTTGGCCCGCATTGCCTAACGTATTTGCTGTAGTTTGCGACATGCCAGTTAAAGATTGCAATGGTTGCAAACGCGCGGCACGTTCGGTTTGATACCGATTAAACGCGTTCATGTACTCTTGGCTACCCATGTCTTGGCCATAACGTGTTGCTGCCTTCAACGCGCCACCAGACAGTAAACCACCGCGAGCCGCAGCGGTTCGCTCTAATTGTTTTTGGCCTTCGGCCAATCGAAACGCATACCCTGGGTCTTGTTGAAATTGATTCATACCAAAAGGCGTGTATTTTGATGCTTGCACCAATTCAGGTAAAGCATTGACGCCAACGTCGTAAAAAGGTTTTTGCCTAGCGACGTTTTCTTTGTATTGTTCGCGTTGAAGCGCCGTAGCGCGGTCTGATGAAGCACCCGCCGTGTTAGCAGCGCGGTCTGCTGCGTTTGATTGTTCATTAGCGGTATATAAGCTAATGGCTGCGGGTACGATAAATGACCAAGGCATAATTTACTCCTTTAGGCTCAAGGCCAATTCTTGAATTTGTTCTACATTGTCTGGTTCAATCAGCACTTCATCGACTTCGTTTTCATCGGTGCAATCGGTGGCGTGTACACAATACCAAACTACATCTGTAAGCGATTTTATGCCGTGGTGCTTGCCTGCGGCAATTGTCAAACAAGCGGGGGCGTGAATGATTGATTTAACGCCATCTACAGCCATTTCCACTGACCCACTGGCCAATATAGACAGGTGGTCATGTTTGTGAACGTGCTGCACCAAAACAAATCCGGCTGGAATTTGGGTTTCTTTAGCGTACACGCCAGAACTGAAATGGTGGTGAATCACGAAACTTCCCTTCCGCTGACGCGCATGTTGATGGCGCTGGCCGTTCCGGCGATTGTCGAGATAAACCCGCCTGAAGGCAAGATCTGTCCGACAAGTTCAGGAAAAATATACGTTTCAGACGCGGCCAAGGATTTGTTTTTGACAATCAAATTGTCGTTGCTGGCGGTGCCCGTGGCAGTGATCAAATTGACGCTGATGGTGGCTGCAGAGCCGCTGTAATTGGTAGCCGTGAATTTGTCAATAATTGTGGTGACGCCATTGGCCGTGTATTGCGTCGTCTGAGTTGCCTCAACGGTCTTAGCTGGCACTAGATTTTTGGCAGTTACAGTCATTTAAGCACCTTTTACAAAACAACCCAGCGAGAACCTGACGCAATTGTCACGGTCTGACCGCTAGCAATGGTGATCGGCCCAGCCGACATGCCTGAATTTCCAGTAGCTATAGTGTAACTTGTAGACACGGTTTTGCTGTTGACGTAAATTCCGTTGCCCGCGTTAAATTGCTGGGACAAAAATTCGCCCGTAGATGGCTTGTATAACAACTTGGCGTCGCTAGTGTAAATTGTAGACAACGAACCCGATGTGGCCGCAGCAAACGTGGGATAGACGTTGGTGGCCGTGGTAGTGTCGTTGGTGATTGTCGCCCCGCTGCCGCTGGCCACCGCCCAAGTTGCCGTGGTCCCGTTGGAAGTCAAAACGTAGTTATTTGCTCCAATGGCCAGCCTGGTGGCGCTGTTGGTCCCGTTTCCAATAATCAGGTCGCCCGTGCTGGTAATGGGCGACAAGGCATTAAACGCCGCACCAGACGCTGTTTGGCCAGTGCCGCCGTTGGCGATAGGCAAAGCCGTTCCTGAATAGGAAATGGCCAAAGTGCCTGAGCTTGTAATAGGTGAGCCAGTGACCGACAAAAACGCTGGTACGGTTGCGGCCACTGAAGTGACCGTGCCGCCAGGATTGCTAGAGTTGATTGTCTGGTTTGGCCAAGTGCCGCTAATTGTGACGTTTGTGCCTGCAACCAGTGCAGGTGTGGCCGTGCCTGTGCCGCCGTTGGCCACCGCCACAATACCCGTCACATTGGCAGCGTTGCCGCTTATATTGCCAGTGACCGCGCTGCCTGCAATTGCAATGCTGGTGTTGGTGACGCCGGTAACTTGTCCTTGCGCGTTGGTTGTAAGGACGGGGACTTGCGACGCGGACCCATAAGTGCCTGCTGTACCAATGTTTGTAATTGAAAACTGGTTGGTAATTAGGGATAACCCTGTGCCTGCCGTGTAAGTTTGCACTGCAGCAAATTCAATGAACACCAATGCAGTGGTGCCTACAGTGATTGGCAACGGGGTCTGTTGCACCCATGATGTGTTGCCGTTGTCTGTGCCTGATATGACAAGGAAAAAGTCGCCTTGGTCAATTTGGTCAACACCCGCGCCCGCCGTATCAAAATCGGTCGCCCTTGTCAGAATGTAAGGTAATGACGCAGTACCGGCTTGGGTCAGTGTGTACACACCGTTGTTTGCGCCGGTTATTTCATCTTTAATCAATAGGCGCTTGCCAACATCGCCAACAACAAATGTGTAGCCGTCAATGGTTAGTGTGCCGTTGGCATTGGCCGTCAAAGTTGCGCCAACACCACCAGTGCCATTGTTGTACGTGTTGGCCGCTAAAGCTGCCGTGGTTGCGTAGTTACAGGCTGCGTGAAAATTGATGCCAGCAGCAATACTGTCAGCGTAGGACTTGTTAACAATATCGTTGCTGGACGACGGCGTGGTGGTGATTGTGCCGCTGGTCAGCGTAACTGAGGTAATGTCAGTATTGGCGCCTTTAAGCGCAAAAGGGGCGCTTGCCGCAGCCGTTGCACCTGTGCCGCCGTTGTCAATATCCAACGTGCCAGCCATAACCATAGTGCCGCTGGTGGTAACTGGACCACCGCTGAAAGTCAAACCTGTCGTGCCGCCAGTGACATCAACCAAAGTGACTGTGCCTGACCCGCCGCCAGTAGATGGCGTAAAAGGAGGCGCCAGCTGCAGATCATCCAACGACGTTTGATTGTTGCCGCTGCCGGTCAAAGTAAATAAGTTTAGAAAAAAGCGATACCATTCACGCGACATTAAACCCGTGCGGGGGTCGATAAACTCAACTCGCGACGAGGGTAGGTTGGTTATATTAAGTTTTTCAGGCATTGGTCGGGCTCAGAATCAATTCAGCGCCCATGATGGCCACTTTTACTGGATCAGTCCCAGACGCTTCGTAAACCCTGTCTCGCAGCTTGAGCGTCATACCCAACCGCCGCCAAAAGACGCGCTGATAATGCGCTCCGATCTTGCCCATTGGTGACCAGTGTTCGCTGCTCCATGTGTGGCCACCATCATCTGACCAACGAAGCATAACTTGCGGGTCATTGCCTTGGCCAGTAGCCAAGCCAGTACCTGATTCGCAATTTAATTGCAAACTGTGGTGCGCGGTACGTTTTAGGTTGTTTTGACCACTAGGCAGGGCTCGCCATGAACGCAACCATTTTTGAGGTTGATCATAGTCGGCGTAGACATTCAACGTCATTTTGTAAATGTTGCCATTTTCAAAGTCACCCACAATGGTATTGCCGCCAAAGTTACATTGGCAGTTTGACCGGTGGCGAATAAATTCGCCGTTGTCCCAGCCAGCTCGCTCATGCCAGGCTTGGGTAGCCACGTCAAACACCCATGTGGCGTTGCCGGTGGGAAACGTCAGCACATAGAAAGCATGGCCTTCTTGCTGGTAGGTGTAAGCCACCGCGTCTGAAATGTTGCCATATTGAGCAATTGCATACTCAATGGCGTGGGTAGATATGCGCTGGCCAGTGTAGCCATTAGCGCGGTAGACAATACCTTGGCCACGGGCATCAGTGCCCAGCCAAAACAAGCCGTTGTCTAGCTTGGCCACTGAAAACGCAGCCACACAGCCAATTTCATTAAAAGCGCCCTGGATGCGAGTTAGCGGGAAGTCAGCCAAGCCCGCGTCGTACCAAACTTCAATTGAATCGGTGCCAAACATCCATGCTTCGCGGTGATCGACATTGATGGCCACCAAGCCGTCGGGTGAGCCTTCAGTGCTGGCAAACTCAAGCGGATCAACCGACAGGCCGTCCAACAAAGACGTTACCCACACCTTTTGGCTGTCAGGTTCATTGAACACAAAATAGCCGTCCAAGTACCCTACAGTTACCGCCCCAGGAAAGTCTGGGTCAGTAATCTGTTGGAAAACATTGGTGACTTCGTTGTAAATATAGCTGTCAGGATTACAAGCAAAGAATATTTGGGTGCCGTTGTCAGCAATAGAAACGGGACCAGTGCCGGTCACATTACCCAACAATGTAGGCACGTTGGTAAGCCCAGTAACTTTATAGACTTCCAAGCCCGACACAACGTAAAAGTCAGTGCCATTGGTTTGATGCGCCCAAAGGGCTCGGATCGGGCCTGTGCCAATTGTTTGCAAAAACTGAAGCCCAGGGCACCGCGTTAAAAAAGCCGCCGTTTGGCCGCCGTCTGGCGTGGCCTCTGGGTACAGGTTGACCATGCGGTTGTCGGCAGCGTTGATGCTGCGAGCAACATAGCTTGCACCAAGAATCGGCGTTTGCATCAGTAGTTACCAGCAAAAATGTTGAACCGCTGACGTGAGGCCACAATGGCGTAAGGCATGGACATGATGTCGTCAGGATTGTTGATGCGCTTCAAATTGCGCTTGCTGGTCATTGCAATACGTTGCACTTGTGGGCTCGGCTCCACGCCAAACTCAGGTGCAATTTCCATTGCCAAGTTGTATGTGAACGCCCGCAAATAGCCTGGTGGAAACAAAATATTGGTTACCAAAGTAGCGGGCTGAGTCAATTCCTCAACCGAAATAAAGTGCCACTCCAAGTCCCGCGTGGGTTGGGGGTAAATGGTCATCGTAACGTTAGGGTAGGTCATGTTAACAAAAATGACCTGTGGGTATGTTGATGTCACAGTTTTAACAGCAATACCATCATATTGCTGTTGATTGATAAATTTGATGCCGTAAGACACGTTGGTGCCAGCATCACGGTAATAGGTGGCGTCATCCAGCAATACAGGCCGGTCGCCTATAAAGTTACCTGACGGGCCAAGAGTGCGCGTAATTTGACCCGCAGGCCAAGTAAACGTCTGATCTTGAGTGCTAAAAACAGCTAAACGCTCGGTGTTCCATGAATCAATCATTTGATTCAACGCCATCAGCGAATCTTGAGACACGGACGCGGAAGTTGTCTCACCTTCAGCCAACACGCCAAGCAATCGTAATGCTCTATTGATTTGATCGCCAGCAGTGTAGATGGCCATGTTTATGCTCCTTGTTCGACCACCTCTGTGGGTCGGCTACGACGACGTTTAACTTCCAGTTCGTTGACGATAGGAGCCGCCTCAACAGGCGTGTCCAAAGTATATCGCACCCAGCCATTTTTTTCATCAAACTCAGCCTCTAGCTCCATATAAGCTATCTTTTTGCCGTGAATTTCATGTTGAAGATAAATCATGTGAAGAACGGGGGCTTTTGGCCCCCGTTTGGTTTAGCTTGCGCCGTGAATGATGGAGAAGTTGATGATGACAGCTTCAGAGTATGAAGTGGCAGTAGTCAAATTCCGCAACGTGATCAAAGCAGAGCCAGCAGCCAAATACGAAACGTAAGTGGTGTAAGCCCCAGCCGCGCTACCAGTAGTATTACTAGAAACGCACACAATGATTGTGTCATTGATGGAGATCATGCTGTTGGTCAAAATAAACGATACAGCAGTGCTTCCAGCCAATGCTGCGTCGTGCATCGTAATACGGCCAGCAGACTTGTTTAAAGTCACGCCCGTCGATTTACTTGTCAATTGCGTCACAGCACCTTGTCCAGCAGATGTGTAACCAATTTCGGTTGTAGCATAAACGGTAGTTCCAACAACGGTTGATGGAATAACAGCACCAATGGTGCCGCCGTCAATGTCTTGGTCGCTGTACGCAACGCCAATTGATTTGGTATTACCCATTTTTTAATCCTTTAAAAAATGGGGGCC